GATAGAAAAAATAATTGCAGACCATTTAGGTCTTGACTTGTCAGAAGTGACAGATAACAAACATCTAATAGAAGATTTAGGTGCAGATTCATTGTCAATAGTTGAATTAGTTATGCAACTAGAAGAACAGTATGATATAGACATACCTGACGAAGATGCAGAAAACTTAGATACAGTCCTAAAAGTAAAAGAGTATATTAGGGATTATGCATAATGTTCGGAACATATTTCTATAATGAGACTATAAGAAGAAGTGTATCAATATTTGGAACTCTCTTCAATAACATCAAGGTCAAGAAAACTAAATCGGATGGAACTACTTTAACAGAACAATTAGTTCCTATTTCATACGGCCCAAAACAAAAGTTTTTACAAAGACTTGCAGAAGAACCAAATCTATCAGATGGTAATAGAACACAAATCAGTTTACCTCGTATGGCATTCCAAGTCACTGGTTTTGAATATGACCAAGCAAGACAACAAAACAAATTAATCAGACATGCAAAGACAACATTGGAATCAAACGGAGAGGATAGAAAGTTTCAATATAATCCTGCACCATACAACTTAAATTTTACACTTAGTGTTCTTGCAAAGAACATGAGTGATGCATTACAAATCACCGAACAAATTTTACCATACTTTCAACCTGAATATACAGTCACCATGAAAATGATTGATTCAATGTCAGATGTTAGGGATGTTCCAATAATATTAAACTCCGTATCAATGGATGACCAGTTTGAAGGAACTTTTGAAGAAAGAAGAGTTATTGAATTCAATTTAGAATTTACTATGAAACTATACTTCTTCGGCCCTGTATACACTGGTGATGTTATAACGAATGTTATTGAAAGAGAATATATCAATGACTCTGTATCAGGTCAGTTTACAACATCACAAATCAATGAAAGTGGATTAGTCAAAGAAGTTAAACACTATGAACCTGCATTCTCAGCCGTATCAAATGCAGTATCTAACTCAACTACAGTGACTTTTCCAACTGCAATAAATAGTTCTATAAGTGTTGGTGATGAAGTATTCTATACAGGAAACACAACTAATCCAACTATTAGTAGTATTGCAAATGATAGACTTTCAATAGTTTTAAATGCAAATGTGACGATTGCAAATCCAACAACCTTGATGTTTGTTGGTTCAGTTCAACCATCTGATGCATTCGTAGTTGCAGAAACAGTGACATTTTATGATGATGGTGCTAAAGAGACATTTAGTGAAACCGATGACAGTTAATTATGCCGAAAGATATAGACAAACAACTGGATGATATCCTAGATATCAGTCAGGATATAAAAAAGAAATCAACCGAAGTAGTCAAAGTTCCTGAAAGAACGGAACATGCAGAGACCGACTACAGATATGCCCGTGAGAACCTCTATAACCTCGTAGAACGAGGTCAAGATGCAATAGATGGTATATTAGACCTATCAAAAGAAACAGAGAGTCCTAGAGCATATGAGGTTGCAGGACAACTAATAAAAACTGTTTCTGATACTGCAGAAAAACTTATTGATATACAAAAGAAATTAAAAGATTTAGAAAAAGAAAATGATGTGAAGACACAACATAATCATTTATATGTTGGGTCAACTTCTGAACTACAGAAGTTTTTGAAAAAGAAGAATGTTAAGGAATGATAATTTTATAAAGTTCTTTAAAACTGCATATTGTTTTACTGATTTTCGGAGAAACAAATCATACGAAGATTGGATTTCAAAGAATGTCAAAGACAAAGTAGTTATAGATTTAGGTGCAGGTTCAGGTATACTATGTTATCTTGCAGTTAAATATGGTGCAAAGAAAGTCTATGCATTAGAAAGAAGAGGAAGACTCATTCATAGAATGAAAGAAATACTCGGAGATAGTGTAGAGTATATTCATGGTGACTTACTAGAAACAGAATTACCTGAGTGTGATATCTATTTACATGAATGGTTAACATCAGAGTTTTGGAATGAGAAAAGATTTCTTAAAAACTTTTATCAAGAAGGAGATAAGGAGTTAGAAGTTGGTCACATACTAGATTTAGTAGAGTATGCAAAGAAGAATGATTTTATAGATAAACTATATCCAAATAATGTAGAGTTATCAGATATAGTTGGAAACTCATTCTCAGAATGGGATGACATACAATTAGAGTCACATTCTAAATACTCAAAAAGATTTTTATTGGATTATTATCCAAACATAGAAAGAAATAGTATTTACAGAAATACAGTAATGAACAAAGAAGTAAAGTGGGAAGGTCATATTAAAGATTTGAATTATTTAAAAGTAGAAAACTTTTTAGGATGGGAATTATCGTTTGATGGTGAACATTCACTTTCAAATCATTCACCTATATCACATTGGGGTTTAAAAGATGGTTCAACCTAAGAACGAAGGGTATCTAGGAAACACTCGTATCAAAAGGTCGGGTGTTGAAACTCAGTATACCAAAGAAGAGTTAGATGAATACTTGAAGTGTTCAAAAGACCCTGTTCATTTTATAGAAGAGTATTGTCAAGTTATATCACTTGACGAAGGTCTTGTTCCGTTTAAACTTCGTGGATATCAACAAGAATTGATAGAACACTATGACACTAATCGTTTCAATGTTGTTCTTGCATCTCGTCAGTCAGGTAAATCAATCACATCATGTGCATACTTATTATGGTATCTATTATTTACACCTGAAGTGACAGTCGCTATACTTGCAAACAAAGGTGCAATTGCAAGAGAGATGATTGGAAGGATTGTGACTATGTTAGAATCCGTTCCTTTCTTTTTACAGCCTGGTGTCAAAATTCTTAACAAAGGTTCAATAGAATTTGCAAATGACTCAACTGTAGTTGCAGCTGCAACTTCATCAAGTTCTATCAGGGGTCTCTCTATCAATTTACTATATCTTGATGAGTTTGCATTCGTAGAAGGTGCAGAAGAGTTCTATACTGCAACATATCCCGTGGTGACATCAGGTAAAGATTCAAAAGTTATTATTACTTCAACTGCAAATGGTGTTGGTAATATGTTCTATAAAATTTATCAAAGTGCAGTATCAGGTCAATCGGAGTATAAACATTTTACTATTAATTGGTATGATGTTCCTGATAGAGATGAAGAGTGGAAGAAAATTACAATTGCAAATACATCGGAAGCACAGTTTGAACAAGAATATGGTAATTCATTCTTAGGAACTGGGTCAACACTTATCAATGCAAACACTCTTTTAGGATTGAAACACTGGGATGCAGAGTGGACGAAAGATAATGTGATTATGTATGAACCACCGAAAAAGAATCACACTTATGTTTGCACAGTTGATGTTGCAACAGGAAGAGGATTAGACTATTCTACATTCTCTATCTTTGATATATCAGTGCAACCATTTAAACAGGTTGCAACATATCGTGATAGTATGATATCACCATTGTTGTTTCCTGATATATTAAACAAATATGCAAAACCATATAACACACCACTTATCATTATAGAGAATAATGCAGAGGGTGGTTTGGTTGCAAATCAATTACATTATGACATAGAATATGAGAATGTTTTTGTCCAAGGTATGACAAAAGCAGAAGATATTGGTGTCACAATGAATAAAAAGACAAAAAGAGTAGGATGTTCTACTCTAAAAGAACTCTTGGAAGAGAATCGTCTAGAAATTGTAGACCTAAATACTATACAAGAGTTAATGACTTTTATCATAAAAGGTAATAGTTATGAAGCAGATAAAGGGTTTCATGATGATATGATAACCACTTTAATATTGTTCAGTTGGTATGTGACTACTGAGTATTTTACACATCTAACTGATACTAAAGTAAAACAACTTCTCTATGCAGAACAACAAAAACTCATAGAGGATGATATATTACCTGCAGGATTTATGCCGTCAGATAATCCCGAAACACAATCTTTTGTGGATGATTCGGGAGATAGATGGTATATTGACTCGTAGGTTAGGATAAGTAAGTTTATAAATAAAACTGTAAACAACTTTTTACATTAACAGGAGAAAAGTATGGCATTTCAAGTATCACCAGGCGTTCAGGTCAAAGAGGTTGACCTAACTAATGTGGTGCCCGCAGTATCAAGCACTACTGGTGCATTTGCAGGAAAATTTCGTTGGGGCCCTGTTGATGAAGTTATAACAGTATCAGATAGTAAAGACCTAGTAGATAATTTCTACAGTCCTTCAATTGACGAATCTGAGACTGAGGACTTTTATTCAGCAGAATCATTCCTAAGATATGGACAAGCTCTACGAGTTGTAAGAATTAACACAGTTGATTTAAAGTCCGCAAATGACTCAGGTTCTACTTCCTCGTTATTGAAAAATTTTGATGATTATCAATCTAATTATCAAGATGGTTCATTAGCTGGAACAGTAGGTGATTGGATATCAAAATATGCAGGTGCATTAGGAAACTCACTCAAAGTTTCAGTATGTGCATCTTCTAATGCATATTACAATGATGCGGTCACAACAACCTCTGCCTTAGA